GGCGGCGCTTCCGGGTCGGCGGATTTCAGCTTCACCCAGCCCCGGCTCTTGGGTTTGTTGGCGCCCAGGTGCACCTGGAAACCGTGGCCCTTGAAGGCGCTGGAGCCGTCGTAGGCGATGGCCCCGGCCAGGAAGTGGAACTGGATGTCCGGGTACTTCATGCCGGCGCGGCTGCGGATGTAGCCGTTGGATTCAAACTGGTTGGAGGTGCCCAGGCCCCGTTTCAGGAACAGCCAGTTGGCACCGATCCAGGCTTTCGCCAGAGGGCCGAGCCAGCTGTTCAGGGTGATCTTCTGCGTGCACTCCTGCTGCACCCAGACTTCCAGATGATCCTGCAGGTTGCGGCCCACGCCGGGCAGATCGTGCACCACCTCGATGCCGTGTTCCTTAAGGTGGTCCGCCGGACCGATGCCGGACAGCATCAGCAGCTTGGGTGAGTTGAACGAACTGGCGGACAGGATCACTTCCTTGCGCGCCCGCACCCGGCGGGTCTTGCCGCCCTGGCGGTATTCCACGCCCACGGCGGTCTTGCCGTCCATGATCACCCGGGTGGTGAGGGCGTGGGTCTGAATGTCCAGGTTGGGGCGGTTCATGGCCGGCTTGAGGTAGGCCATGGCGGTGGAACAGCGCACGCCGTCGCGCACCGTCATGTCCATGCGCCCGAAGCCTTCCTGGCGGTAGCCGTTGTAGTCTTCGGTGTAGCCGTAGCCGGCCTGCTCGCCGGCCTTGATAAAGGCGCGGTAGAGCGGGTTCTTCATGTTGTTGCCGTTGCAGGTGGTGAGACCACCCTGGTCGCCGCGGTAGGCATCGCCACCGTAGACGCAGTCCTCGCCCCGTTTGAAGTAAGGCAGCACGTCCTGGTAGCCCCAGCCGGCGGCGCCCAGTTCTTCCCATTCCTCGAAGTCGCCGGCGCAACCGCGCACGTACACCAGACCGTTGATCGACGAGGAGCCGCCCAGCACCTTGCCGCGCGCCTGGTGCAGGCTGCGGCCCTTGAGGCCGGGCTCTTTCTCGGAATGAAAGCCCCAGTCGTAGCGCTTCATGTTCATGGGAATGGAAAAGGCGGTGGGCATCTTGATAAAGATGGAATTGTCGCTGCCACCGAATTCCAGCACGCGAACCGAATGCTCACCGCTTTCGCTGAGCCGGTGGGCGAGCGCGGCGCCGGCGGAGCCGGCACCGACGATCACATAATCGAACTCGGCGTCGTAGGCCGTCTCGCTCATGATTCACCCTCCTCGTAGTCGCCGCGTATTTCCGAAGCGCCGCCGGGGCTCTTCTCGCGGCGCAGATGCAGGTACTGCAGGTGGCTCTCGAAATGGTCCACCACGTCCTCGATCAACTGCTCGCGGGAATAGCCCATCACGTCATAGCCCAGGCCGCCTTCACGCAAATGCACTTCCAGACGGTAATAGACCGAGCGGCGCTGCTGGGCGCGGATGGTGAAGGACGGCATGGCGCACTGGCGCGGCCAGAGCGTGTAGGCGAAGTCTTCCTCGCCGCCCAGATCGACCACCAGGCCGAGATGCTCCTGGTCGCCTTCGCCGACGGAGATCTCCACCTTGTGGTCCTTCTCCGCCAGCGCCGCTTTGACGTCCTCGAAGGCGGGCCGGGCGGTGCCTTCCAGGAATTTCTGAACCTGCTTCAGGCCCGGGAAGCTGATCGCCCGGCTGAGGCGGTGCGCCCAGTTGCTGTGGTCGCGGGCGGAGGCGATGCGCGCGGACAGGTGGCCGGCCAGGGCGTCACGGTTACTGGTGGTTTTCATGCCTTCCACTCTGAGCGCCTTGAACAGGCCGATCATCATCAGAAACAGCACGAACGCGAACGGCAGGCCCATGATCACCACCGCGCTTTGCAAGGCGTTGAGGCCGTCGGTGGACAACAACGCCACCGTCACCAGGCCGATTACCGTGGCCCAGGCGATGCGCATCCAGGCCGGCGCGTCGTTGGCCGGGTCACGGATAAAACAGGTGAGGTTGGACAACACCAGCGAGCCGGAGTCGCCGGAGGTCACGAAGAACACAATCGCCAGTATCGTCACCACCACCGTGGTCACCGTGACCCAGGGCAGATTCTCCAGGAACAGGTAGATCGCCGAGCCGGGATTGCCGACCGCCTCGTTACCGAACTCGGTGGCGCCGTTCATCACCAGATCGATGGCCGAGTTACCCATGATGGACATCCACGCCATCATGAAGGTGAGCGGCAGAATCAGCGTGCCGGTGACGAAGGCACGAATCGTACGACCACGGGAAATACGCGCCAGGAACAAGCCCACGAACGGCCCCCAGGCGATCCACCAGGCCCAGAAGAACACCGTCCAGGCGTTGAGCCAGTCCTGCGGCGGGTCAAAGGCGTAGGTGTCGAACGACATGGGGATGAAGTTGGAAATGTAATCGCCCACGTTCATCACGAAGGCGTCCAGCAGGAAGCGGGTGTCGCCGGCGATCAGCACGAACAGCACCAGCACGACGGCCAGCAGCATGTTGAATTCCGACAGGCGGCGAATCCCTTTTTCCACCCCGGTGGCGGCGGAAATGGCGGCGAACACAACGATGCCCACCGCCAGCAGCGCCTGAGTCAGCGTGCTTTCCGGCACGCCGAACATATAGTTCAAGCCGAAGTTGAGCTGAATAATGCCGATGCCGAGGCTGGTGGCGACGCCGAACACGGTGCCCAGCACCGCCGCGATGTCCACGGTGTTGCCGATGCTGCCGTAAATGCGCTTACCGAAGATCGGATACAGCGCGGAGCGGATGGTCAGCGGCAGACCGTGGCGATAGCTGAAAAACGCCAGCGACATGCCCACCAGGGTATAAATGCCCCAGCCGGACAGCCCCCAGTGCAGGAAGGTGAGCTGCATGGCTTCGCGGGCGGCTTCCACGGAGCCGCCCTCGCCCACCGGCGGTTCCATGAACTGGGTCACCGGCTCGACGATGCAATAGAAAATCAGATCGATACCGATGCCGGCGGAGAACAGCATCGCCGCCCAGGTGACGATATTGAATTCCGGTTCGGAATGGTCCGGCCCCAGTTTGATCGAGCCATAGCGCGAACAGGCGATGGCGATCACGAACACCAGGTAGGACACCACGGCGAGAAAGTAGAACCAGCCGAAGCTGTTGGATATCCAGGCCAGCGCGGCATAGATCACGGTGCCGGCGGCTTCGGTGAAAAACATCGCCCACAGGGCGAACAGGAGAATGGCCAGGCCGGAACCGTAAAAAACAACCGGGTTGATTCGGTCCTGCTGATCCAGGGCTTCCGATTCCTGGGAAGGGGATGAGGTGGTCATTCGAAGCTCCTTTGGCAAGCGTCGCTCGAAATCGTACGGTGCGTTCCCGGATTGAGAGGCCGTCTTTGGCGGGCCTTCTAATCATTCCCCCAGTATCAGCCTCCAATTTGAGAATAGCAGCATCCTGTTACAGCTTTTTACCTGTCAACGGCGCGTTTCACCGTAACGTCACGGCCGGGTTACGCCAACAGCGCCACGCCGGCGGCGGTGATCACGCCGAACAGTATAGAAAGCCCGACCAGAGTGCCCCAGGGGAACCGCCGCGGCGCCTCCGCGCCCAGCTGCTTAAGCAGGTCCTGGCGCACCAGCCGGGTGTTGCGGGTGTTGGCTTTGAAAATGGCGTCGAAGGCGTCACCGACCACCGGCACCAGGCCGCCGACGAAGTCGACCATCATGTTGCGCAGCATACGGCGCTTGGTGGCGCCGCTGACGCCGGCCCGTTGTGCTTCCACAAGCACATAGCTGGAAAGCACCAGCCCGGCGGCGTCGCCAATCACCGGCACCAGACCGATCAGCGCCTCCGCGCCCAACTCAAACCGGGTGAAAGGAATACGAATACTGGAATCCGTGAACCGGCTGAAGCGGTCCAGGCGTGCCAGCGCGGCCTGCTGACGGCCCCGTTTCTGATCGTCCATGCGGTTATTCCAGGTAGGTGTAGCCGGCCAGACCGTCCCGGATTTCGCCGAGGAAGCGCTGGCGCTCGTCGTCGTGAAGCTGGGATTGCTGACAGCGGGTTTCCAGGGTCGCCAGCAACCGCTCCGGATCAAAATTCACATAACGCAGCACCGAGCTCACGGTGTCGCCCTGGATCGCGTGGGTCAGTTCGATGTCGCCGCTCTCGTTGAGGTTCACATCCACGGAATCGGTATCGCCGAACAGGTTGTGCATATCACCGAGGATTTCCTGGTAGGCCCCAACCATGAAAATACCCAGATGACCGTTCAGTGTTTCCGGCAGCGGCAGGGTCGCTTCCACCCCTTCGCCGTCCACGTACTGGTCAATGCGGCCGTCGGAATCGCAGGTGATGTCCTGCAGCACACCGCGCCGGGTGGCCGGCTGATCCAGGCCGGACAACGGCAGTACCGGGAAGACCTGGTCGATGCCCCACACATCCGGCACCGACTGGAACACGGAAAAGTTCACGAACAACTTGTCGGCGAGGATTTCATTCAGCCTATCAAGCAGGTCTCGCTGCTGACGGCGGCGCGGGTCCAGGCGCGCGCGTAACGCCAGCAGCCCGTTGGTGTAGAGCTGCTCGCCACGGGCGCGGCCGCGGATATCCACTTCGCCGTTCAGGTAACGCAGGTGCAGATCCTGCCACGCGCCCAGCAGTTCCGGGTGCACCTCCAACAGGTTGGGATGATCGCCGGCCAGCACCTGGTTGAGACGCCAGAGTTCATGCAGCTCCACGCAGTCGCCGTCGCCGGGGGCGGCCACCGGCGCCGAGGCCTGGCGCTCCTCGTCGGTGCTGTTGACCAGCAGCACCTCATCTGCATCAAGCTCAGAATCAATGCTTGCTCCAGTGGTGTCGGTCTGCAGCACATAATCCCGGATGGGAAGACGGGCCGAACCAGTGTTGGACAGCTTCAGCGTGTAACGACGCTGTGCCGGGGTGCGGGTGTCAACAATCCGGCGGATGTAAACGCGCTTGCCGACAGGATCTTCCGTGCCAGCTGCAGCGCCATCCTCGTCGGCAAGAGCTGCTTTGGTGTTCAGCAGATCCGTGTCGCCGGTAGACCAAGCGGTTGCAGCAAAAGTGGTGCGCCAGTCTTTGCCAAGTGGGTTTTCAACCCAGACGTAGCTGTCTTCACGCAGGGTGTAACCGTCGCGTGCCACAAGATCGGGAACGCCGGGAACAGTCAGGCTGTCGCCAAGTGCAGTGGTCAGCGTGATGCTGGAAGAGGTGACTGCACTGACAGTGCCAAGGAAAATGCGGCGGACGTTGGCGGACAGTTCGCTGAGGTTGTTGGAAACCTTGAGAAGGCTCAGGTTCCAGTCGGTGTCAGTCGGGAAGCTTGTGGTGCGGTAGCCCTCAGAGATTGCGGCGCAACCACCGAAGTTGGAATTGCTGTTGGTAATGGTGATCTCACCGCCGGTTTGGGTCCAGTGGTGAACGCCTTGACCGATGGCAAACACCGACACCTCTTGGATGATGGCGTTATTGACGGCGCGAATATGGAAAGACCGGCGGTTGGGGTCCATCCGCACGTTGTCTGGGCCGGTGCTGATGTAATCGGCGTAATCGTCAAACGCGCCCCATGCGCCACCGCTGTATTTCTCCCAGCAGCTCAAATCGCGCTGCATGGACACGCCCGTGAACTGGGCAGTCACCAATGAGCGGAAGCCGGTCGGTTTTGAACCATCTGCATAGATGCCACACAGACCGTAGTTACTGCGGATCGAGCAGTTGAAAACGTATGGACTGGCAGAAACCGTGGTGTCGGTGTTGATATCCTGCGAACCAGCTGCAGGCTGAGGGCCGACAATCTGGTACTCAGCAGTCCGGGTTACGGCCAGATCGTTGTCGAGGCCGCCAGTGTTGTTGGTGCCGCCAAAGGCTTGGCGGATCTTGGTATAGAACTCGTCAAGCTCGTCCTTATCCGCGAAGTGGAAGCAGTCGAGCAGGTGGTGGCTGGCAGTAGAGCCAGCTTTATCCATAAAGGTGAAGCCGAAGTAGTACCCCGTGCCAGTCACCTTGAAGATGGAGCGGCGGTTGCTGGCATTGGCGGCTTCATCCGCAACTGCCGGTACGACATCAGGACGGAAGATTGTCTTCCGCAGATCCATGCCGCACAAAGACACACCACGGGGCAGAAGCAAGCCGCCGTCAGCGTTGGGGTTGAACTCGGTCAGTTCAGCGTTGGTGGGTTCTTTGTTGGTTGTCCACTCAGAAACGGAAGCTGCGCCAGTGCCGTTGTAAATCGTGGTGACACCCGGCATCAGGACGATGCTCACCAAGTCGTAGTTGGTGATCGGGTTCTCGTAGTACGACTTAGCGGTGATGATGCCCGCTTCGATGATGGCCCGGTTGATCGTCTTGAACGGGCGGGCTTCGGTGTAGCCGCACTCCAAGCGCTGCAGCTCGATCCGCTCAGTCGCAGTGCCGCTAGTGCTGTAGTTGCCCGAAACGAAGGTGTCTTTGCCGGTATATGGATTGACGTAAAGAACGTAAGGAGCGCTAAGGGGATCGTTGACTACCGCGCCAGGGCCAATCTCAGCTGAACCACTCAGCTGCCGAACTGCGTCGGTCAGTGCCGCAATTTGTGTGCGGAACGTGGCTTGCGAACTGTCGATGTGATCGAGCGAGCCCGACTGACCACCGCGAACGATCTCCGTCACTGCCTATAAGCGCACCGATGGCAACAGTATAGAGGGCTTGTTCAGGCCTTAATTCGTACCCATACGCAGCGCTATCTCGCCAACTGTCACAAAATTCATGGAGCCAGCAATAATGTCACCCGCCCTGGTGTTAATAGCAACGGAGGTGATCAGTATTTCCGTGTCGTAGTACAGGTCACCTGGCAGCAAGGTGTCTACAGCTGTTCGGTTGTCAATCATCCAAAACTCAGCGTCGGTGCGACACCCTTTTTCGGTCAAGAGCAAAAGCCGCATAAGGGTTGTGGGGTCTTCGTTGCCGGTGTAGCTCTCACGCTCCACAACAAAATCCATGGTGCCGCCGCCGCTCACGACAGACTTGACGGCTTCACCAAACCGTTCGCCAATGGACGTGGTATCCACCTCGGGCGCATTGAGGTTCAAGGTCCATTGACTTAGATCGCATTGGACGCGCCAAACAGCGGCCTCTTCTCCAGCATTGATGTAGTAGCGAGGTTCAAAATCGGCGTTGTTGTACTCAGCTGTGTCGGCTGCGGGCTCTTCGTACGTTGGCGCAAAATCGCAGAGCGACTCAAGCGTGGCCTCGTCTTGACCGTCGCTGAAGTAGTAATCGCCTAGATCGGCCGCGCATTCCGTGATGGCGTTGTTGTAAGCCTGAGTGCCTGAAGCAGCAATGATGAGCGAGCCAAAATCGACCTTGAACAGGGAAACGCGGGATCCAGTTGCTCCGGTCAACGCTGCGCTTCTAGTGGTGTAGAAGCTGACTCGATCGAATTGGTCTCTGTAAATAAAGTAGTTAGCGCTGGTCGTCAGGCCGCACTCCTGCTGGCGCATGTAGAACTGGTCTGTATTTGTCGCGCTATAAAAATCGTCATTTTCGTTTGTAATGTGGTCTCTGTTGGAGCCAAGGCGCCACTCTGACTCGTAATACATCGCGTGCCCATCAGGGCAATCGGGCTCACTGTCAGCGTCGTCGCTGTCAATAGGTAATCCGTTGGCGCTGTTAATTGTGACTTCGTCGCCGCTCCAAAAAGCGGGATTGCGTAGATAAATGGCATTACTGCCCAGGTTGATATTTCCCGGACTTAATACCGTTGGCTCTGGAGCTTCCCGGCGAAGCCGAACCCTACCGCCTGTACCAAGAACAGCCATCAGAAGGTCCCATTAAAGGATCCGCTGCCTTGGAAATTGACACTGCAGGCAGTAACCGCACCAACAGAAACAGGCGTTGAAACTTGCGTAATGAAAGCGTCCACCTCAAGTGCGTTGGTGGTCGTACTGTCGAAAATAAATTTGAGTTCGCCAGCAGCAGTTGAGTTATTAAAAATGCTGTTCAGGACGGCCATGGTCCCGGCATCGTCTTTGTCGTACAGAATTGTGGCGCTACCGCTGGTGGCGCGTACGCCGGGCACATAGCTGCGGTCGTAAGACCCGAGCGTGGTGGTTTCCAGCGAATCGCGCGAAATATCAAGCGAGTACTCACGGCA